ATCGTCCCGACGCTGTAGGCGGCGGTGTTCACATCCTGCACGATCCCCGTGTTGGTCGCGTACCCCATCGACCCGGAGGACACGGTCGCCGTGATGACCGCGAAGGCCGTGTCGGCGGCGCTGGTCGTCTTGACGACTTCCGGCAGATCCTGCCCGTTGTTCCAGCCGGTGACCTTGACCACGTCCCCCTTGACCAAGTTCTCCCCGGCCAAGACGGTCAGGGCGACATTCTCGCTGGAGACAGGGTGCCAGTTCGTGCCGTCGTCGAACCAGAGCGTGTAGACCCCGGAGTCCTCCGTGATCCACTTGCGCCCCGCCGTCCCCGCCACGGGGCGGGAGGCGAGCGTCGAGGACTGGACGTGGATGCCGGGGTCGGCATCGTGGTCGTTGTAGGCGGCGCGGGTGGTGTTGTCGTTCCCGCGCACCGTGTTCGCGTCAATCGGCGTGGTGCCGTTGACCGGACTGGTGAACGTGGCGACGGAATGTTGTGCGACGGTGGTCGCCATAGACTATCTCCGGCTGAGAGAAAAGGCTTCCAACTGAAACCGACTGAAGACCGGCAGCGCCTCGCCGGAGTCGATGATACTGATGTCCACATAGTAGCCCCACCCGCCGAGGGGGATGCGGTAGGACCGGCTGCCGGCCCCACCCCATGTCCCCTGCCCCCAGTAGGTGCCCGCGCCACCCCACGTTTCGTCCGTGGAGGGCGGGAGGGAAAAGGAGCCGAAGTTGTCGCCCGTGTTCCACTCGACGCGGCACTGGTCGGAGCCTTTGAGCTGGGCGGTGAGATAGCCCCACCGGAGCGACTTGGTCAGCGCATCGTCTCCGCAGTAGAGCCGGTGCATCTGGACGGACATGGCGTACCGCGTCCCGCCCGTCCCGTCCGCCGCCACGTTGTCCTTATAGACCCCCGGCGAATCACAGAGCGAGACCCAGCCGGAGGCGTCCCCTTTGAGGACGACTGGCAAACCATCCGCGTCCAGCGTCTCAAACAGGGCGGTGGTGTCCGGGCTGGTATAGGCGCCATCCCACGGGCCGCTGAAGGCGTTCAGGACGGTGTGGTACTGGTAGCAGCCAAAGCCGGGCATCGTGATCCACAGCTCTTTGGTCGCCCGATTGACGATGGCGCGGATGTTGGCAAACTGGCTATCCGACAATTGCCGGATGATGGGGAGCAGCGGGTCCGGCTTGTCCGGCGTTCCGACCGGGGCGACCTCCGCCTCATTGCAGCGGTAGAGCCCGCGCTCCGAGATGAAGAAGGCGACGTTGTTGGACGCCACGATGCTGTCCGGCGCGATGGTCCCGACATCCGCAGTCACCGCTGCCGGGGCGACCGTCAGGTCGTCCTGCCCGTAGCCGGTGAGGCGGGAGATACCGCGCCGATGGAAGATGAGGAGCGACGTATTGATCGACGCCAGCCCGACGACCGTCTCGTCCCCGAAGGTGCGGACGATGATCTGTCCGCCACCTGACGCGCCGTTGCCGAGCGAGTCGCCGTTGTTGAGATCGGAGTAGAAGATGCTGTCGGGGTAGGTCGTGTTCCCCGCCGCCCACAGCCGCTCGTTGTGGACGGCGATGACATCACAGGCCACCGTGCCGACGATGTTCGTGGTCAGCGCCGTCCCGCTCCACTTGTTCAGCGCCCCGCCGTCCGCGATATACACCACGTCATTCCCCCCGCTGTCCCGGAACTGGGCGAAGCTGGGGACCACGGTGGTGGAGAGCGCCCCGGTTTGAGTCGCCCAGGTCCAGGGGAAGGCCCCGTAGGTGGTGGTGCGGAGAACGCCGTTGCAGACGGCGAGGATCTGTTCCGTCCCGCTGTCCTGCCGGAACGTGAACCCGTTCAGGACGGCGGCTGCCGCCAGCGCGGCGGTCGAGCTGCGCTGCGTCCCGCCCCGCTTCGTGACCGCGCCGTAGTCCGTGAGCCGGGCGTTGATCGACCGGCGCATCTGGTTCGGCTGCAGCGCGGAGTCGTCGGACACATCGTTGAGCCCGCCGTCAAACTTCGGTTGCTGGTCCGCGAGGCGGACGCCTCCCGGCTCCGCCGCCATCAGCCGCCACTCCAGTCATACTTCTGATCCGGGTACGCCATCAGCGTCGGGTTGATCGTCCGGCGGCGCAGATCGTCCAGCAGCGACTGCCGCTCCTCGTTGGCCAAGGCGCGGTAGTTGTTGGCGGCAGACACTTCGGCCCCGCCCTTCAAGAGGAGCTTGGCCGAGGCGACCGCCGTCAGCAGCAGCTCACTGTTGCCGGGGAAGTCGATGACGGAACTGTCCGAGGCCAGATCGCTCAGGGACGTCGGCTTGTAGTTGACCGCGATGTAGATACTGGTCCCGCTGCCGACCGGCAGAATCTGCACGTTCGTCCCGACATAGTAGTAGAGGCGAGGGTACGTCGGCAGATAGTTGGTGGTCGTGGCCAGCGGGACGTAGGAGAACTCCGTCTGGTTGTACAAGACGTTGCCATCCGAGACGGAGAGAATCCGATAGAAGTTCTTCTGGCTGTCGCCCCCGCCGGTGGACAGGCTGCTGAACGGGATCTGCCCGTTGCTGTCCGTGGTCAGGGTCAACTGCTGAAAGGTGTAGAACGGGGCGGCGTTGAGGATGTTCGACCACTCCTCGTCATACACGCTGTTTAGCACGGTCTTGATCGTCTCGTCCGACCAGCGCGTCGAACCGACCGCGTCCATGTACTCGCGGGTCAAGGCGATCAACTGCGCTCGGGTGACGGACGCCATACCGACTTACTCCAGGACTTTGGGGGGACGACCGCGCCGCTTCGGCTGGTTGGCCGGATTGGCGCCATCCAGCACCTCCGCAATGGCCTCTTCCATCGCCTGCTGCGCCGGCTGGACGGTATTGTACTGCGCAACGAAATCCGTCAGGCGACGGACCTCTTCGCTGGGATACTCCCGAAACGACCGCTCCAGATAGGCCGGGGCTTCCTCTGCGCCACAGGTCATCGGGAGATACCCCACGATGTCCATGCTGCGGAGCGGGTCCACCTCGTTGGACTGCACCATCGACCACCGCCGGTCGTTCTCCGCCCACGTCAAGCAGATCGCCCAGTGCGCATCGAAGGCTTCGACGTACCGGAGTTCTAAGCGGGGATGCACTTGCCGAAGCCGTCGCTGGATCTCCGACGACGGCTCCGGGGTGCCCCGATGGCTTAACACCACCGGACTCGACATCAGCTCTGAACCAGCAGCTCGACGTTGACCATCAGATCGACCGCCGCCGTGGTCACCGTGTTGTTCGTAGTCACCACGAACTGCACCGTGTCCCCGGTGTCCAGCAGCTTCTCGGCGTCCGTCAGCGTGGTGAGGAAGGTGAGCGCCGTCCCCTCCTTCGCCGTCAACGCCTCCAGATCCACCGCGCTGGTCAACGTGACCGCCGCGTTGGCGCTGGCATCATACTTCTGCAGCACGCCCGTGATCGTCCCGCTGGTAGACGCCGGAACGGTCCCAGCCGAGACGGTCGCCCGGTTGATGATGCATTTCGCCGGGTGACAGCCGAAGCTGTAGGTCGTAGTCGTGTTATCCCCAATCGCTGCATCGCAGCGACCGGCCAACAGATTCGGCATGATGCCGAACCGGCCAGCCGTTGGGGCAAAGAAGTTGCCCATGTGCTTACTCCTTTTTGGTTTGAACCCCTCGCTTGTTCAAGGCGCGAAGTTCGTGATAAAACCGTTCATGGACTGTTTGAACTTTTGGCGTTATCGCTCGTCCGGGATACTGGGCGTACCGCTGAAATCGTCGTCCGAGTTTGGCTTGCCGGCGCTTTGTCCGAATGTACGGCCATATGGCGTCTAGCGCATACAGGGCCTTATTCGCAGCAACTCGCCAATGCCACCGCTCTCGTATGTTGAGTTCTGCGTTCTCCTTTGCGTAGGACACCGATTCGCCAAACCGGTCGTAAAGCCACTGAATCATGCCGTGGTCTGTATTCGTGACCTCGACCATCAGTGTGTGCTGCCCTTGCCGGAACCCTTTCCCACCGCGCAGTCCACGGGTTGTGATCCTGATGCATCCTTCACCATCAATGATCCCAGCCGCGTATGCCCGGTCTACATCAGATAACGTGACTGTAACCTGTTTCTTCTCTTGATCCTTGGCACCACGGGCCGCCATGAGCGATGGTCTATACTGGCGATAGTATCGGTCTTTATTGCTCCGGTTGATGCACAACCGGCACCGCACCATCGACCCCTTATAAAACAGCTCCTGACCACCCGTCGCGCCGCAGATCTTGCATGTGCCTTGCATGAATCCCTCGGGTTAGATGATAGCATAAGATAACATGCTACCACCTAACCCGTAAGGTTCACTCAAACAACATGTGAGAATCTGGCGGTGTCGGTGTAGCCCGTGATCGACCCGTGGGCGTTGCGGGCGAGGCTGGCGATGTTGCCGTACCACGCATAGGTGGTCTCGAACGCATCCCGGCCCTGAATCCAGCGCCACGGCCCGGC